TTTTAATGACCAAGATACATTTAATACTAAACTACCTGTCGCTGTTGCAGGAAAATATGTAGCAATTAATGTTGCAGGAAATGGTTTTGATCTTATAGGTGGTGGTGCAACTGGTGACACAGGAGCTACAGGAGCTGCTGGAGCTGCTGGCTCTAACGGAACATCAGGTGCTGATGGATCTAATATAGATATTTTCCATGAAGAAGATTTTGAAGTGGCCAATACTTTTGCAACTGGTAACGATGCAACTCCAGATGCAGTAGCTACAGGTACTCTTGATGGAACTTTAAGTGATGATACAACTACTGAAATTGCAGGACTTCAATCACTAAAATATGTAATGGGATCTTCAAGTACTAATGACTTCTTTATAAATCCTACAGATATTACAGTATATGAAAAGCAGCAAGAGAATTGGGTAAGTGCTAACTTTTATTACAAATATGATGGAGATGATGATGACATTAGATTCTTTGTACTTGACCAAGATGATGTTGAATTAACAGCAACTACTTCGTATTTAAAATCTAAAACAGCAGCAACTAGATTTAGTGTAGGTGTTTTTATCCCTGATGGAACTACAGGGCTTAGATATGGTTTTCAAGTAGTCACTGGAAATAATACTCAGATACTTTTAATTGATGACTTTCAATTTTCAGATAATCCTTTTCTATATAAAGATTTAGTATCAAAAGAATTAATCAGTTATTATGGTTATACTAGTAAGTCAGGTAATCAAATAAAGCTAGCTACTGAAAGAGATAATTCTGGTAGTAGGTATTTGCAAGTTGATAACTCAGGTTCTTTTACTAAGATTACAGCACTTCAAGCAATGGACCTAGTCCACGCTTCTGGAAACGTAAATGCTAGTAATATTAATTCTAGTTATTTATACCTATATAATTCTAGTAATACTTTGATCTTAGCTTCAATACAAAGAGTAGGAGATAGTACAGGTGATGCTACAATGAATCTAACTTGCTCGATGGCGGCTGGTGACTATTTTACCTTGGAATGTTCAGGGACTCCTACAAATGTTGTAAGTACAAATTTAAGTGTGGGGTATATTGGAACTTCTGAAAATATTGTTACACCAGCAACATCAAACTTAACGGATTGGATTAATTATACGCCCACTACCCAAGGCTATGGAACTATTTCAAGTGATGATGTTTGGTATAGAAGAATGGGTGACTCTTTGGAGGTTTCAGGTAGATTCACGACAGGGACAGTAGTGGCAAGTGAAGCGCAAATCGGCCTACCCTCAGGACTAACCATAGACTCTATTAAAGTAGCAAACATTAGGCAGGTAGGGACATTTTCTCAGGGTACTACTGCAACAAGTACTGTTAAGGATATGACAGTACTTGCTACAGGGGGAGATGCTTATTTTAATATCTCCCACAGGAATTATCATAGCGGAGCTAGTCCTTTAACTCCTTTAAATGGTAACTCTCAGACAGTTTCATCTACAATAGTTTCCTTTTTTGCAACGGTACCGATTACCGGTTGGACTTCATCACTAAATTTTCTAGCGGCCTCCCCTACTAGTACAACTAAGGGTTTCACTCCTACAATGGCCGGGCTAACAGGTAACAGTAGCGTTTCGGCTAACTACTACATTACTGGCGATAGGATGATAGGCACCGTCTTTTTTATTGTAGGAACTACAAGTGGTACAACTATGACTCTCACAGTGCCCAGTTCATATAATATAAATAATAGTTTTGCAGCGGCTAATATGATTATTGGCGAATGGTATGAGATTATATCGGGAACTAACTTCAATTCAGCGGGAACTAATGGAATGCTTCACATTGATGGCTCAAGTACAACTGAGATATTTTTCTCAATAAGCCCCTCAGGTAATGGGGTTTTAGATAAGGGCACGGGGTCGACAATAACTACCGCGGCTAGGGGATTTTCGTTTAAATTTGATATACCGATAACTTTATAAGGATAATATATGCGCAGAAAAGTCAGAGTGTTATAAATTATGAGCTTTCTCACTGAAATTAAAAAGCCGTCCAATAGTTCAATTACTATTGCTCAAATGGAGCCAAAAGAAAGACTCATTAGCGATTGGGTTTTATCTGCGGGTACTCTTTATTATCAAGATTTACCGCATTTCGTAATTGAATGTTTAGAAGATGGCGTGAATTTAACTGAGGCGGCAAGCGCAGCGGTTGGCAGCGACCAATGGTTTTTTGATAGCGATACAAAAAGATTGTTTAGAGATGTTATAAAAGTTAAGCATCCAAAGGTAAAAGATGTCTAGAGATACATACGCTCCTATTCAAACTTATACAGGTACTGGATTAAAAAGTGATTATACTTTTGACTTTAAGATCAAAGCTCTTGCTCAATTAGAAATAGTTGAAATAAGTGATGTGGGTGTAGAAACTCAGAGAGTACGTGGAACTGATAATGTTTATTTAAGTAGTGTTGCTTTTGATCCTGTTGATGGTGCAGGAACTGTAAATCTTGTTGCAGCTTTATCACTCAATTACACTCTACTAATTTTAAAAACAAACAATACTCCAACTCAACTACATCACTTCAGGAATAAAAGTACCTTCACGTTACGGAGGATTGAGTCTGCGCTTGATTTCCTTGGTGGTGCAATACAAAGGTTAGCTTATTTAGCAGGTCGCTCTGTGAAGGTGCATGAGTCAGACTCAAGCTTTGATCCAATTATGCCTCCTTTAACAGGCCAAGCAGGAAAGTACTTAAGGGTTAAGGCTGACGAAACTGGTTTTGAGTGGGCTGATCCTGCGAGGAGCCTTCCTACAGGGAAGATAGAGATCCAAAGGGCTACGACAACTGCAACTGTTCTTACTACAGCTCATACTTTTATGGGTGATACAGATGGTGGCAGTTTTGACGTTTCGTTATTTGCAGGTGAAGATGGAGAAACGATCAGGATTGTCAATACTGGATCATCTGGTAATGCATTAACTGTAATTCCTGATGGAAATGATCTGTTATTAGGAACAAACTCGTCGTTCATTTTACAAGATGGTGAAGCTTTAGAAATAGGATATGAAGTAATCGAAGGTTGGAATTAATGTCACGAAGTTTTAATAATAATAGAATATCAACTACTTCATTTAATAGTAGAGCAGCAGCTTCTAGAATAGAGGTATCACTAGACTTCTATCTAGTAGATGCTGATAGTGATGGAGCTTAATTTTAAGTTTAAGGATGTGAGTTATGAGTAAGACAGTACAAGATATAATTTTAGAAGAAGTTAGAATACTTCGTAAGAACCAAGCAACAATGCAAAAAGATCTTGTCATTCTAAAGACTGAGAAAACAATAGGTGTTGCTTTTATATCTATAGTTTGTTCATTACTTGTGACAACACTTTACAAATTTTTACCAGCTATGATTAAATAGCTTACCGTGGAGGGTAATATGCAATATTTATTAATGTTAGTTCTAACTTTGTTTGTAGTTTCTTGTGCATCAAATGATGATAATGATGGATCTACTGGTGGTGGAAGTGCTGCACATTGTGAAGAGATGACAGCAGATAACAAAGTTTCTGGTTGTAAGATTGGTGACTTTTGGAACTTCGACAAGCTAAAGTGCAGCGCAAGTATGGCTGGTTGTTTAAAGAAATAATAATCAAAGATGCCTTCGGGTGACTTGATAATGGGAGTAGAGTTTCCATAGCCTCTACTCCCTATTTTAAGAGGTAATTATGAAATATTTATTTATACTATTAGTTTTATTTTCGTTCATTTCTTGTGGTGATAAAGAGCCTGATTCAAATGGTGGCGGTAACAATACTCCAGACATTGTAAAAGGACCGCATTTTGCCAAGTGTCTTGCTACTAAAGAAGAAGCAATTCTATTAGTTGGTGAGTTTGAAAAAGGTTGTAAAGAATCAGATTGTTATTGCATCGAAGATGTTCATTCTGGTGAACTTAGAACAGACATACATTGTCACAGTAACGCTAATCTATGTAATTAATTTAATCTAGGAGGATTAATATGAAGTTGTTTATTTTATTATTAACATTAGTTTTTCAATGTTTGCTTTTGGACAAGATGTACCTTCTGAAGTTTCAGTTATACTGAATATTTTAGGGCCATTCATGGGTGGATTTATTCTTAAGTATCCTTGGTTAGCTAACGTATTACAAATCATGTTGATCTCAAGATTGGTTGTTAAACCATTAATGTCAGCACTAATTGTAATTGCTGAAGAAACTGAGATTAAATTCTTAGATCAAATTGCAGAGTTCTCAGGTAGTAAGCTCTATAAAACAATTGCATTTGTTCTTGATTGGGTATTCTCTTTAAAACTACCAAGCAAACCAGAGAATAAGTAATGGATTGGATTAGTGCAGCTTTAGCTCTCGGAACAGAACTTGCCAAGAATAGAGGCAAAAAACTTGATACTAAGTACAAGGATAAAGCCTTTAAACTTAGGGAAGATATTTGGGAAGAAGAAAACAAGCCGTTCACTAATCGAGACCAGGCTAAAATTGATAACTTAAAACGAGAAGAGACAGATTTAATTGAACTTTTCTACAAAGAAATAAAGGGGTTGATATCATGAAGAACTTTATATTTGGAATTATATCAACTCTTTTAATTACTGCTTGTGCTAGTAAGATAATTATTCCTGAGTTAACAAACAGGACTCTTACTATTCATGAGTATGGGGGAGGCTCCCTTGCCTATCCTTACTGTGCTGATAAATCTATCTTTGGTAAATGCAAGGAATGGAAGTATGACTACTACGATATCAAAGACCCAGTAGTGAGAGTGCAGCTTAAAGATTTTAGATGTTCAAACAAGCTTAGAACTTTCTAAGCTTTTCTATACTCAAAAACAACTTTAAGATCAGGACAATTATAAATACCGTCTGGTGATAAATACTTTGTACCAAGTCCTGCAATATCTTCTAGGTTAAATTTTAATAGTCGCCAAAGATCTGAATGATAAACAATTTCTGAGCAATAGAGAGCAATAACTCCAAGTGAGAAAAATCTATCATACTTACAACCTTTAAAGCTTAAGCATTTCCCTATAAACTTATCGATGTAAATCATTGACCATTGTTTCTTAGGTCTTAAGATGCAGATAGAATCACAATCATCAAAGAAGTGGGCTTTGTCACATTCATTAAATCCTTTAGCGATCATTTCAGCAAAACATAATGAGCTGTTATTTCTTGTATAGATTGCAGCATGATCCCAAACACCAGGGATAAGTTTTGCGCCAAGACTAAGGTTAGTACTACAAACAATTATGTCACCTTTCTTTACGACATTTCTAAATTGATGTCTAACATGTGTAGGGAGTCCTTTAGGCCATCGTAGTAAAGGTAAAATGTATCTTAGAAATAATTGGTAGGGATAGCTGTTCATTATAAAGAGTAAAATCCATTTCATCTATTTTCCTTTGTAAAAATCCTCTACATTATTTTTACACCACTCAACATCATCGTCAAGAACACACTCTCTATAAGCTTCCATGCATGGTTGAAGTATTAAATCTGGCCTAACATCTGTACAAAAGTCATGTGATTCTATTGTTAAAACTAAAAGAAACTTACAAGCTTCAGCCATTATACAATTTACCATTTCTTTTCTTCTCCGAATTTAATGTTACATTCATTACACTTTCTATTTTCAAAGCCTTCACTGTAAAATTTTTCACCACACTTCAGGCACTCTCTGAATTTTCTAACTATCTTAGAGAGTTTTAAGTACTCTCTAAGCTTATTGATTGTCCTTAATCTACTGTGTTCTATTAGACAATCTTCATTGATGTCATCACTCACATATTACTCCTGGTTTTTACCTTCAACTCCACGTTCTTCACGGTCAATTGTTCTCATCTCTTGGTAGTGTAAAGCTTCTTGTAAATATTTTATAGTCTCTACGTTTTCATCACATGGATATTTTTCATTAAGATAAATTAACATTTCCATTCCCATAGAAATTAAATCAGTTGCTTGACATAAATGTAAGTTTCCACCTTCACTTGCTGGCTTTGTTAACATTTTAAAAGAGATCATATCTTTTTCATGGTCAACACAAATAGGATACTCTTCTCTTACTTTATCAAATAATTCCCAATCAACTTCACCTGTCATTTGGTTAATAGGTCGGTCACTGTTGGTCATAATTTTACAACCGTTAATGTCTGTTAATTCTTTAATTGAGTTTAGCATTTCTTCCCCTTTTAATTGTTAAAACTTTGTTTGTTCTCACCTTGATTAAGGTCCAAGGATTGTTATGAAAATCACATTTTTTAATTATTCTTCTTACACTGTTACTTACACTGATCGCACTGTCAAAACCTCTAATAGAATCCTTGAATAACTCTTGTGCTATTTGCTCAAGTGTCATTCTCTTACGTCCTATGATCTTGATGATTGCATCTTCTCTCTCACTAAACATTATTATCCTCCTATAATTATTTTCTTAGCTTCATCTATATAATATTTCCAATCAACATCATTCCAATTGAAGTCTGTAGCAACATTACATTGCTTAACTAACTTTCCTGCTTGAATCGATGTGACATTAATTGCGTACTGACTTTTATTCTTGGTATGTATTCTTTCATCCCATACACCAGGACCAATACTTTTCATTATTTGATTGAAGAACTCATCAGTTAATTTATTCTTACGTTTGTATTGTCCTATCTCACCTTTAGGAGGTGCAACTTTATTCATCGGTTCGCCTGATACTGCCATATAATATCGAACAGTTTTAAGCTGCTCAGTCTCACCAATAAATAACTTAGATTTTCCTGTAGCTTTGTACCTCAACATGAAATCAAATGGATTAGTTACAAGTCTAATCGCAGTTTCAATAGGCCATGAATGTGTAAGTACTTTTTCTGCAGCAATCTTAGATGCTAAATTTGAAAAGTCTTTGTTCCACCATCCATCATAATCTTTCTCATTCTTAGGATACCAGTAAGCTCCTTTACTTTTTAACTTACCATCCATAGTCTCAGAGATATAATTATTAACATCTTTGATCCACATACGAGAGTAATAAACTTCTTCAAGTTCTAGGAGAGTCATCTCTTCCCATATTTTACACCACATCTTAAAGAGTGGGATTTTATCTTTCTTTATATAAACTGTAATACCATCTGTATTTGCTTGAATAGTTTCTAGGTCTGGTATGAGTGACAACATTTCTACAAGTTGTAATAACTGTAGCTGTCCATTAATTGTAATTGATACCATACACTTCGGATCATAGAGAGGAGAGTATGGATTATTAAAGTTTCCATAGGCTCCGTTACCTGCAAGTTTTAAAGCAGCATTTCTACTTGTACCCTTGGCATATCTCTTACGGTCACTTTTAATTTGTTTGTAGACTTCTATAAATGCGCTACCTAAATGTTCAGGTCCAAAACCATTAGCAATTGCAATGGAAGGATACATACTGGCAACATCGATATCTATTATCTGGTACTCATCATATGATTTATATACTTTATTCTCTGCTGAAGCATGAATACCACCAACTCCGAAATGAAACTCTAGTCCTGCAAGGTTAGCTTCAAGTTTTGCTTTAGTCCCTTCAGGACTCCAGTGTTGGTGAGCAAACCAAGTAAGCACATCTTGAAACATCTCTGTTCTAAAATGGATCTTAGGTAGAATTACATCAGAGTATTTAATGTAGTCTCTAAATGTCTGTTTAGGTTTTGATCCAGTAAAACATTTATTACGTCCTAACCTGGCTATTAAGTATTCAACTCCAACTTTAACATCAGAGAAATTTAAAACATCTCCACGTAAGATGCCATCTGCTAAATACTCTCTTCTCATATCTAAATGATGTTCATTCTTCAGGAAAAACTTCTCAGTCTCATCAATGTCGTGAACATTGTATTCACACAGAACATCTTTCTCTTGATCGTTTAGATTTCTAATTTCAAAAGGTAAGTCCTCTAGTGAAGGAGATCTCATTGCAAACTGTAAAGCTTTAAGGCTAGTTTTCTTGGCCATATTATCAAAGTGACAAACTTTATAAATATCAATTTGAGGAATGAGTCTTTCCTTCATAGGGATTCTAGAGGCATTGAAGCCACTATTTTGACTGTTAATTATTGTATTACATATCTGAGATGCTTTTATGTAATTGAATGTATAAGGGTTGATCATGGCTTCGTGAATGATAGGATAATCGAAACCAATATTGTTATATCCTATCATCTCATCTTGAGTAGTTCTTAGATACGACAGCCAAGAGATCAACCCTTGCAATTCATTTTTACGATCAGAAATCTCAAACAACTGTACTTCCGTACTCCCCACATACCTTCCAGCGAATGTGAAGATGTTTGGGAAAGTTTCAATGTCGTAAATATAATAACTCACTTCTTTTTATTCCTTTTAAAAATGTCAGTCTTTCCTGACAGTCAGATGGTTTTTATAGAGTTACTTCATCACACTCCCATCGTAACTTTCCGATTTGTCAGCGTCTAATTTGTTGCAAATTCCGGTGACTGCTTCCGTATTTCTTTCCTATCTTCCTGGCATTGGTGGCATTGGTGGCGCACTAATAGGGGATGCAGTCTGAACAGGAGCAGCCGTAATAGGCATTGGTGCAGCGGCTACGTTTCCCATAGGATGAGCAACTGGTGCAGGAGCAGGTTGATGTCCTTTAGGTAGTACTCCATAATGAGGATTAGCTACTGGATGAGCAACTGGTGCTGCAACTTGACCTGGCATAGCCTGAGCACTCTGAGGAGGCATTTGATGAGCTGTATCAGCAACTACTTGTCCTGCATAAACTGGAGCAACTTGACCAAATACTTGATCGCCTGAAGGAGTGTTGATTATCTCTTGTCCTGGTTGAATCAATTGTACAGCACTAGGATTAAGATAAAGACCTGGCTTTCCTTGTCCTTTTGCAGGATGAGCTTTTATATTCAATTGAACATTAACGTAATCACCACATTTGATACCATCATTTACTAGAACATTATTTCCACCTTGGTATATAAAATACTTAATTGGAATTTGTGTTGTACAGGCCAAGACAATATGTCCTGCATGACCTTCACGATCTGCAAAGTTTTTACCATTGTGATCAATCCCATCACCATCTTTAAATTTCATTGCGAATGTAGGAGGAAGTTGTCCACTAGGATAAAGTGTAAAAGCTTCATTGTGTAAACCATTCCATACTTTAGTAAATTCTTCAGAATGTTGTCCTGTTGTAGGATCTATTTTAGGAATTGCTAAACCGAACCCATACTCATTAACTGGATTACCATCAGCAGCAACGACAGGTTGCTTAGTATTAAAATCTGTTTTCTGTTTTCCAGTGAATAATGAAGTACCTGTTACCCATACTATTCTACCTTGAACTGTTAAATTGTTTCCGTTACTTTGTGTTGTCATTATTATCCTCCTGTAGGATTGTTATTACCAAATATTTTATTGCCATCATCATTCTTGCTTTTAACAAGTTTAACTCCACCAAATTTCTTCTCACATAAACCATTCACTAAGTCTTTTGATATGCCCATCTTTTCAGCTTTAGCAGGAGTCATAAACTTAGTTTCAATTACATCTTTCCCTGTCATCATTTTAATAGACTCAGGAGAGATACCTTTTTTCCAAACTCTGTTACCGTAACTTTGTTTCTGAGTGTACCCAGGAATAATTTTACCTTCCTTAATTCTCATAGTACCAAGTTCAACTAACGAATCTTTCTTAATCTTAATAACTTCTTCAGCTTTTTTAATTATGTCTAACTGTCTGGAGAGTTCAGTATCATCAATAGAATCTTGAAAAAACTCTGTAGTAACTTCAATAGCTCTATGAAAAACTCTATTGAAAGCAGGACAAGCTTGTGCAGCTCCCATGCAATATTTACACTGATTACTTGTTGTTAAGTCTCTATTGCCATCAGTAATAAAAGTCATTCTCTCTTCAATTTGCTCTTTATACTCAAGTAACTGAGAGTAATCGATTAACCATTCTCTATTGTCACCATCTTCGTGATGCGCTCTTGGTTGATGTATCCTAAGTGAGATCTTATCAAAGGCCTTAGCTCTCTTTATAACTTCACCTATTGCATATCCAAGGAGCTGCCAATTTTCTTCAACTTCAACAATGCCGAAACCATATTTGTAATCTTCAACGCAAAGATAACCTCTCTCATCAATAAACGAAACGTCTGGTTTACCTGTGATCATTACACCACATCTAGTTTCCCAATCGATTCTTTCTTCACATGTAATTAAAGCTGAGTCTGCACGTTCTCTTATGTCTTGATCAACAGCTCTAGCAAAGAATTTCATATCATCATCAAAATGTATTCCATGCTTAGAAACTGCAGGGAGATCTCTATCAAGTAGTAATCTTTCTAAGTACTCACCTGCTGCAGTACCTTCATCGGCTGTAGCATTGTAAGCAGGTTTTGGTAGATCTAAGAAAACGTATCCTGCACAGACCATTGGCCGTGCAAGCTTTGAGCATGTTATTTTCATACTATCCTACTTTTGTAATTAAACTATGTTGTGCAAAACTTTCAAACATTTCGCCTTTCTGTACTTCAGTAACATTCCAAATTTCATCAACTTCAAAGTATTCTTTTAATTGATTAACATAATCTTGAGTAACTTTACCTTCACTTATTAAACTTCCTAGTATCATTGGGAAATTTGTTTTGAATGTATCAAATGTGTGACCATTACCCATTATTACTGGTGCAGGAGGTGCTGCTACAACAACTGGAGGTGCTACAACAACTGGAGGTGCTACAACAACTGGAGGTGCTACAACAACTGGACTCTCAACAACTGGTGTACTCTCTGTTATAGGTGCTGGAGGAATTGGAGTAGGATTAGCAAGTCTTTCTATATTAGCTTTCAACTCTTCTTTAACAGTTTCTAAAACTGCATCATCAAGATTACGTCTAGTTCTCCAACTACCATCTTTAACTTTAGCTTTTGACGCTGCATGTATTCTTTTATCCCAAGGTAAACCTTCAACATCTATCTCACCATCAAAGTTTGCAGCTTCCATTGCAGGTTTAACAATATTATCTTGAAGTGCTTGAACTGCAGGTGCAACTTCAGGATTACCTTCTGTTGCTACTCTGTCCTCTTCTTCAATAAGTCCACCTTCATTTATAATAACTGGTGGAGTCGCTACCGCTACATTGTCACCATTTAATACATTATACATTTCTTTAAATGCTTTTCTAAGATCGTTAAGTGACCCACCTTTTACTGTAACTTCATACATTATTTATCTCCTTTAGATTTATAGTTATTAATAAATAAATAAATCCTTTACAGATGTCAAACGATATTTCAGAATACGCCCATGATTGTATTGCGACCATATCAAAATGAAGTAAAGGATGGAGTGTTTAATGCTTGGAAATCAGGTTATAAGAATGTACTTCTAGTGATGCCTACAGGTGGAGGAAAGACTAAAACCTTCTGCTCCTTGGTAATAGATACACCACAACTAAATACCGCCATTATAGTACATAGAAAAGAGCTAGTTCAACAAATTTCCTTGACTTTAGCGGAGGAAGGTATTGAACATAGTTTGATCTCATCTAGACCTGCAATCAAGGGAATAATAGCAGCTCAACGTAGAGAATTTGGAAGGCAATTCTATAATGTTGAATCAAGAGTAACTGTAATTTCTGTTGATACTTTAAATGCACGACATGATATTTATAAAAACTGGTGCATAGGAGTACAACAAATAATAGTTGATGAAGCTGCACATGTTTTAGATGAGAATAAATGGGGTAGAGCTTTAAAAATATTTTCCCAATGCTAGAGGACTCGGAGTAACTGCAACTCCTGAACGTCTTGATAAGAAAGGTTTAGGATCTCACGTTGATGGTGTTTATGATACAATGGTAGAGGGACCGCCTACTCGTTGGATGATTGATCAAGGATATTTATCTAAGTATAAAATTGCAATACCTGAATCTGATTATCAACATTACTTAGCATCTTCTTCAAGCAATGGTGACTACTCTAAAAAAGCAATGACTGAAGCATCTAACAAGTCACAAATTACTGGTGATGTTGTTAAAAATTATCTTAAGTTTGCCAAGGGTAAACAAGCTATTCTATTTGCATCAGATATAGAGACTGCAAAAGAAAATGGAAAAAGAAGTTTATCTCTGCAGGCGTAATTGCTAAAGAGTTAAATGGTTGTACTGGTGATGCTGAAAGATTAGATGCTCTTATAAAGTTTAGAGAGAAACATATTCAAGTTCTAATTAATGTCGATCTCTTTGATGAAGGTTTAGATGTACCTGGCATTGAATGTGTAATGATGGCAAGACCTACTAAATCTCTTGGTAAGTTCCTACAAATGGTAGGGCGTGGACTTCGTAAAGCTGATGGTAAACCACATCTAATTTTAATTGATCACGTAGGTAATGTGCAAGAGCATGGTTTACCTTGTGACCTTAGACACTGGACTCTTGATCGAATTAGAAAGAGTGCTAAGAAATTAAACTTCCTTCGTATCTGTAGTAACTTTGATTGTAATGCTCCCTATGATAGAGCTTTAACGGAATGTCCTTGGTGCGGCTTTGAAGCAATTACTCAAAGTAGTGGAGCAGGTGGTGCAATTAGAACTTTGCAAGAAGTTGATGGTGACTTAACTCTCATTGACCCTGAAACTATTAGAGCATTAGAGCAACAATCACAATTAGAAGATCCAGGTAGTGTAGGTCAACGAGTAAGTAGTGCTGTAAATGCAGCAGCAGGAATGAAAGCTATGAAAGCACAGCAAGAAAGAATGGGTACTCAACAACTGTTATCCGAAGCCATTGCAAAGTGGGCAGGAGTGATGCGAAATCATTACGGTTACAAAGATCGTGCGATCCATAAGAAATTTTATCTAGAAAATAACCAGACAATTACTGAAGCTCTAGGGGAACCGAAGGCTGACATGTTACATACAATAGACTCTTTAACTTTAAATGAAGGATGGTAAGAATGTTTAAGTGCTGTAAAAAAACTGTAGTAGTAGACAACGATGAAAGAGATCCAATCGACAATGTTGATACGGATAAGCCTGATGATCTTGGAATAGAAACAAAATTCTATCATGTTAATGAAGATCTTGCTTTGTATCCTGAAGCTGTATTGTACCCAGGAAAAATGATGCGAACTAGAGGGATCTATAAAAATAGATATCCCAAGGGTGCGATCATTCATTTTACTGCAGGTCGATCACGTAAGAAATCTGAAGGTGGTACAAGAGCTAAAGATACTCATAAAGAAATGGGTGAAAAGTCTGTTGTTGCTGCAATTGCTAAAGGTTCTTACGCTTATTTAATTAATGATCGTGATGGTAATATTCATCAAACATTTGGCTTACATCGATGGGGTTATCATGCAGGTGCTTCAAAGTGGGATGGTATTAATGGATCTGTAAGTGATGAACTAGTTGGTATTGAAAACCAAGGAGCAGGAAAATTAACTAAGTATAAAGAGGGAGAGTACAAAGCGTATTTCACCACAACTTCTAAAGGTGACAAAACTTTTAAAGAGCATGAAGTAAGACACATTAGCAGGTCTTACGACAATGTAGAAGCTGGAACATATCACGCTATGAGTATGGCACAAGAGAAAGGCTTGATTGAATTACTGTTATGGATGAAACGAAATAACCCGAATGTATTTTCATTTGATTTAGTCCTTGGTCACGATGAAGTTTCTCCAGGCCGCAAGAATGATCCAGGGGGAAGTTTGTCTGTATCAATGCCTGCATTTAGAGATCTGTTAAAAGATTTATATACTGAAAGGTATGGAGCTTAGTAATGAGTGAAGAAGCATGGGAAGGTAGTTTAAACAAATAGAACATTTGGAATGTTATGTGGATGAAGCGAGAGCATTGAAATCAATGGAGTCTAGTTTATGTACATTTCTAAACAGAGAAGATGTTAAACAACTAAGGATTGAGAAGTGAGCAAAGATGAAAGTGAAGTACAACAAGATTTACAAATTGAAGGGAAGTATTTTGATACTAATTTAATGGTTAATAAGTCAGGTGCTTTAAAAGATATTAATGATCGTTTAGTTAGATACGGTCTTGGTAATTATAGCAAAGAACGTACCAAGAAGTTTAAGTCTACTGATCTTATCGGGATTAAAAGAGTACTTATAACTCAATAAATGGTCGGTCAAACTATAGGACAATTTGTAGCAGTAGAAGTTAAGAAAGAAGCCTGGAATATTGATAAAAAATTAGATGCTCATGAATTAGCTCAAAAAGCTTTCATTGATTGGGTTAAACTTAACGGTGGTTTAGCAGGTTTCGCTAGTTGTGAAAAAGAATTAAAGGATATTTTACAATGATTGAAGAATGGAGAGACATAGAATCATTTGAGGGTAGTTATCAAGTATCAAATCTTGGTCGTATTAAAAGTTTAGATCGAATTATAATATCACGTAATGGTATTGCAAGGAGAATAAAAGAAAGAATACTACAAAATCGAAATCATTGTTCTGGATATAGAAATGTGGATCTTGCAATTAATGGTGACAAGACTGATAATAGATTGGATAACTTAGAGTATGTTTCATATTTTGTAAACATGAAACATAAAGAGACTGTTCTGAAAAATAAAAACAAGTTTGGAATAACCTTAAGACCTTCAGGATCATGGCAAGCACAATTACATGTAGAACAAAATCGAATATATTTAGGAACTTATAAGAATAAAGAAGATGCTTATAATATATTTTATATAAATTATGTAATGTTGCATGGATTTCCACCATGGTGAACCTTGACGAGCTGAAGGACATACTACAATAATTAGTAGCTGCTTTTAGATAGGACTACTTGATCGGTAGCCCGAACGGTTAATTCTCTGGCCTTCTAAAAGCAGCTCCAAAGTACTACAGAGAATAATTTAAACAGAGAGATATAGTGAAGTTATTTCCAGGGACATTTACGCATGATAAACGAAAAGTCCCTGTAAAGGATTTCAAGTGGAAAGAATGGGCGACAGACGATCAAGCTATTATCAATCAATGGGCAACACAATATCCTCAACTGAAATTTTACGGTATCCCTACTGGCCCTGAAAATGGCATCTTAGTTTTAGATGTTGATGTAAAAGGTGGTGGGATTAAAACAATTAAAAAGTATCACGTTCCTTTAACAATGAGTCAAACAACTTTATCAGGTGGTAAGCATCATATATTTAGATATCCTAATGATGGTAATGATTATGGTAACAGGGTTGGTTTTGATAGTGGACTTGATGTACGGGGAAAGGGTGGATACATTGCTCATTATAATCTTGATAATGTACCTATTGCTGAAGCTCCTGATTGGTTATTAGCTCAAGCATTAACTGAAAAGAAAGCTGAAGTAGATCTAAATAATATTATTAAAATATCACCTGAAATATTTCAAAAATCTCTTCAAGAGTCATGTGACAACATACGCAATGCACCAGATGGTGAGGGAAATAATACCTTAAACATTGAGTCATATAAGATCGGTCAAATAGTATCTGAAGAGACTAAAGACCAGGCTTTTAACGCCCTTTATTTAGCAGGAATTGATCGAGGTAGGGAAGAACATGAGTGTAGAGCTACAATCACATCTGGCCTAAAAGGCGGCTCCAAATCACCTCTTACTTGTCCGTTCGGGAATGAAGAACCTTTACTCACCATTGCAGTAGTTGATACACCAGGCGCAGGTCGCTGGACTCCTACATTTTTTACAAAGCATGACCTTACAAATTTCTCCAAATTAAGATCTCCTCAAGTCTTTAAGGATTGGTCAACTGAAGATATCCATATCACAACTGCTGATGGTGGTACTGGTAAAACAACTCTTAAATTATGTGAAGCAATTGCTCTAGCTTTAGGAGAGTCATTTCTTGGTTTTGAGTGTATTGCTCCAGGCCGTACATTATTTATAACTGGAGAGGATACCAAGGAAAAGCTCGGTGCTATGTTGGGTGCAATCTTAAAGCAAATGAAAATTCTCGATAACCCTGAGAAAATTAAAATCATAATGAACAACATCATAGTTAAAAAGGAAGGTGACTTATGTTTGATCACAAAGACTAGAGAGGGATTTATAAATATTAATCCTGAAGCGATCACAAAAGTCACTGAAGCCATTGAGGATTTACGCCCTAAGATGATTGTATTTGATCCGATCTCTTCTTTTTGGGGAAGTGAATCAGCACTGAATGATATGAGTAAAGCAGTCGCAAAGTTTATGGGAATACTAGTGGACAAAAGCAATGCCTGTGTTGAAGTAATCAACCACATGGGAAAAGCTTCAAGTAAAGATAAAGACATGACTCAATTTGCAGGTCGTGGTGGTACTGGATTACCTTCACATGCAAGAGTATCAAGAGTGTTGCGACCTATCTTTGGTGACGAGTTCACTGAGCTTACAGGTTACGACTTATTAGATTCTCAGTCTGCTATGATGTGCAACGTGAATAAATTTACTGATGGTAGTCCACTTTATAATAAGCCTTTCCTAATAGTGAGAGAGGGATACTTATTTTCTAGAGTAACTTTAGTTGAGCAAAAGATTCAAGAACAACGAAATAAGTTAACTGATATTGAAAGAGTGTTT